ATGGACACAGATTGATTGATCGCGACAACACCCGATGCAGCGATGTTGATGTCAAATTCCACGACTGTACCGCCAAAGATTGGCACAAATGTATTTGTTGAATCTTGCAATTCAATTGAAACAGCATCATTGATTTCAATGTCAATGATTGATTGATCTAAATTGATAAGCTGGAGATTGACATACCCGGCATTTGCTTGCTCATAAATGTTTGTCCGACCTGATGTAATCGAAAGATTTGCCAAAGCAAAATTGGTGTATTCAACACCACCTATTTTCACACGCCAAATTGGGTTAAAAATGCTCATGCAATTTGCAGGTTGGTTGCGCCACCTGTGCCGCGATAGTAAGAATTGTTGATCGTATCTACCAGCACACGGGCTGTGCCTTCTGGATCGGTTGTGACCCCATTAAAATTGACAGTCACGCTCGGTTTGCTTGATGCAGCTAAAATCCCGGCAAGAGTGTTTGTATTGACACCCGATGTACCAAATGCAAATGGCTGATTTGAAGCTGCCATAATCCCGGCCAAAGTGGTTGTGCCGCTGGTGAAATTGTCAAAAGCTCCAGCAACATCATCAACGACTTTTTTGGTCTGATTTGCAATCTTTGTGACGGCGCCGCCAATAGTGCCACCACCTGTCGATGTTCCTCCAGTAACGCCACTTGTGCCGCCGGTTGAGCCGCCTCCGGTTGTGGTTCCGCCTCCGGTTGTGGTTCCGCCCGATGTAAAGCCACTTGGCAATGATGCAGCTGGCACGGAAATGCCTCCGGTGGAGCTTGATCCGGTTGATGAGCCAATTTTGGAAATTGGTGAAATATCGGCACCGGGTTTAATTAGGTTAAATCCACGAATTCCAATATTTACCAAATCAATTGCTGTGTTAATTAATCCTCTCAAAGCTCCGACAACATTGGCCATGATGTTGAGTACAACGCTGGCTACGCTTCCAACAACATCAAAAGCTTTGCCAATTACATTGCCGATGATTGGTGCGGCAGCTTTAATAACATCAAAAAAGGCTTCAAATTCATCTTTATTTTCCACAACAGTTTTTTTGATTTTGTCAAAAGCCGATTTGAAACCTTCAAAAATGGGTTGCACAAAGTTTTTTATGCCATCGGCCAATGAGGTCAATGTGCCGTCCATGCCATCTGATTTTTTGCCGAAGGCATCTGCAACCTTTTGCACAATTGGGATGACCTTTTCTGAAAAGAAAGTGGCCAATTGCAAAACAACAGGTAAAAGTGCCTGACCAATCGTTGTTTTTGCGTTTTCCAATTGAGCTGTAAGGATGCGTGTTTTATTGGCTAGACCATCGCTTGTGCGCTCAAAATCGCCTTGTGCAGCTGATGTCTGTTGATAAATTAAAGCTTGAGCTGCCAACACCTTTTGCTGTGGTGTCAATGCATTTTTGGTGGTGCTGATGATTCCTAATTCCAAAGCGGCTTGGCGCAATGAGGCATCATCGAGCAAAACGCCATAAGCTCTTAAAGGTTCGGCCTCGCCTCGTAAAGCTGACCCAATTGCATTGATCGCTTGCTCTGGTGATGTGTTGTTGAAAGAGGCCAAATCCGATGACAGTTTCACAAAGTCAATTGAGAATTTACTTAGATTCTCACCGCTCAAACCGGCTGACTTTCCAAATGTTGCAAATGTAGCTGCGGCATCCAATGCCTGTTGCTTTGTCTGGCCTAAAGATGCAGCTGCGCCATCGGCAAACTTCTCAATGTCTTTGGCCGACTTGCCAAATAAAACATTGACCTTTGAAATTGTTTCGCCCAAATCGCTGGCAGCCTTAACAGCATCCACACCAATTTTGATTGCCATGGCACCAGCTGCCGCAGCAACGGCAGCAAAAGCCACGGCCGCTTTCTTGCTAAAATCACCAATTTTGCCGGCAAAACCATCGACATCTTTTGAGCCTACATTGAGGCTTTGCTTGAGCTTGTCTACATCAGCCAGAATTGAAAGCTTGAGTGTTCTTGATTGACCGGCCATCACCACTCCTTCAAAATCTTAGTAAATGCATTTTCCCATTGAGAGATGATATGAGGCTGTTCGGCGCGCAATGTTGGATAGATAAAATATCCGGTTGAGCCTCGGCCGTAACTACCTGACCATATTGGAAATTGCTTGAATTTGTTTGAGCCAAATTCATAACCGCCCCAAAGCTGTTGTGTAGTGCCGCCGCCGCTGAATTTTTGAGATACAAAGCCGTAGCTGATTTCACCAATCTTTGATGACTTACTTACGCGCGATCCTTGAGCAATCCGAATTGCCGCCTTATTTGGGCGGCCGCCAGCTGCGGCTGTGACTTTGGATTGCAAGTAAGTCGCTAAGCCATTTGAAACGCCTTTGGCCTCCGAAACAGCTTGCTCATCCATGGCTTTAAAAGCCTTGATGATGCCGCGCAAATCACTCTTGTCATAAGTGATTGGTTCAATTGCCATCTCGTGTCCTTAGAATCTCAAAAGCGGTTAAAACATCCTCTGATGTTTGAAACTCTGATCGTGACAATCCGGTATGGATAGCCAATTCCCAAATGATCCGGTTTAAGCTTCCCGGTTCATAGCTTTTGGGTTTTCGGATTCTCCCATGCTGATGTCAGTCACAGTTTCGCACCACACTTCAAAAGGCTTGACAGTCTTTCCGGCTGCTTCGCGCTTCATCGCGTGATAAGCCAAAAACATCAAATCAGCAATGCCCAATTTTTCGGCTACTTGTTGAATTGTGTTTCCGCTTTGGCGTTCCCATTTCATCCACTCCGGTGGAAGCGCGGTATAAGTTGCGCTTTCCCCCGTAGTGAATTCAATTGTGATTGGTAATTTCATGCTCCCGATCTCCTTTATTTATAGCGTTGGTGTTGTTACACAGGTAAAGGATAGTGAAACAGTCTGTGCATCTGGTGCGGTGCCTCCAGCTGATGGAAAAATTGGCTGCACATCAAAATTGAACACCGATCCTGATGCAGCTGTGAAAACAACCGCCAATGGTGTGTTTGGTGCTGTGTCTGCCGCTGTCCAAAGCGCGTTGCATAGCGATCCTCCAGCTGGCCAATCTGCCAACATTTCAACGGCAAATGTGCCTTGAGTATCGGTTGTGTAATAAGCCTTGCCATCGAGTGTTTGGTATGTATTGATTGTTGAATCAATTGTTAATGTTGCTGATGTGGCCTGAGCATCATACGAATCACCATCAATGGTAAATGTGATGTCTCTGCCGGTCACGATTGTTGTTGGCATGATTTCTCCTTAGTTGGTGTAGTAGGTGCTTACTTGTAAATCGGCTGTGAGGTATTTGCCCGCACCGACTTCCAATGGTTGAGGTTGATTCACATTGCCCACTTCGTATCCATCGGGCATTGCGCTGATGATGCTGATCATCAATGTTTCGAGATTGTCTAAAGCTGCGGCATTGTTGGCATAAGCCACAACACCGGTGACAGTTAAATTGATTTTGACTTTTGTTGTTGCGCCATTGATTAAAACGCTCTCCAAATATGGTGCATCCGGGATTAAACAGATGCTTGGTGATGTCATTGTCTCTGGGATGCCGTTGTACACATTTGCAGCAATTCCGGAAAGTGCTGTTTTTAGTGGCGTGCGGATTGCTGATTCGATGCTCATTGACACATCGTTTCGACATCAAGAAACGGGCCTAAAAGTCCGATGACTCTATTGGAAAGGCTGCGGCCTAAAACAAAAGGTGATGGCTGAAAATTGTCTGACATGATTTGGTTGCCCGGAGCTGTGATGCTCTGAAAAATCTCTACGGCTACAACCAAAATTGCATTTTCAATTGGTGGCGTGTTTGCGTACAAAGCCGCTGCCGATCCACCACTCAATGTTGCTGTTGCATTTGGAATAAATGGCAATGGGTATGTTCGATCAGCTGCGACTGTTGCAGCTGTAAATGTGTATGGCTCAATCCGATCATCGGTGACTGTGTAGGTCGCGTTGTAAGTTCCGGCCCCGGTAACAACAACAGATTGACCCGGCACAAAGTAATTTGGCCGCTGTGTGGTGAAATAAATGACGGAATCACTTACATTGGCAAAAGTCACCGATGATTGGTATTGAGTAAGTAAAGGCAAAACTGTTTGCTCAGCTGAATCAATGTATGAATCAAGCTGTGCATCCGAATACAAAGAAACCGAGACACCCAAAATTTGTCTGAGCTGTGAGGCTGTAACTATTGCGGGCATCTCGGTTCCTTTCGTGTCAGTAGCGTTCGGGAGCGACCGCTACCGATAGTGATTTATGGGAGGTTGTTAAATTGTGCACCATTTGGCACTTTGGCGGCCAAAGCCCCGTAGCCA